AAACTCTGTACTTACCTTGAAGAACACCAGCAAATGTATTGCCTGTGTCATCTACGTTTAAGTTTGCATTAAGTGCAGGAGTGTAGTCAAGTACACCAGCCATTGTTAATGCAGATGCAACGTCAGCAGAACATAGGATCATGTTACCCTTTCCGCGACGAGTTCTTTGTGCGATAGCGTTAGCGTCTCTTTCGATTTGGAAGATAAGTCCTTTGAACTTCTCAACTGACCACCTACCATTACTATCTGTGTCTAGGTCAAATGTACCACCAGATGTAACGTTTGCTTGTGCACCTGTTTCAGCAACCTTATAGATTGTTCTGATAACTTCTCTGTTGATTTCAGCAAGTATCTCTGTTGAAAGGATATTTGCTAATTCTGCTTCAGCGTTCAATCCGTGGATTGCCTTAAGGTCTTGAGCAAGTTCTAAACTGTACTCTGCCTTTAGTGCTCTGGTTTTCGCTGTTACAGTGACCTTCTCGATTGAGAATGCCATTTGGTTGAACTCGTTACCAGATGTGCCTAATGCTTCAGAGTCTTCAGTATCCATACCACGACCAACTGGGTATGTGTTATGTTGCTGAGAACCTTCTGGGTTTAGTGCAGCAGGGTTGGCTGCTTGAGTACCACCTGTAGTACCGAAACCAACTGCTCCACCTGTCAATGCACCTTCATTCTGTGTGTAACCAGCAGAGATGTCGTTTCCTCCATCTGGATGCTGTGCTGAGAATGCTGTATCTGGTTCATTGAATAGGGCTTCTGTTCCACTCTGAGATGTAAATCTAGATCTCATTGCGAAAATAAGTCCTGTTGGGCCGCTCATTGGTTGTACACCTGCTAGGTCATATGCGACCAAGTTAGGCATTGAACGACGAATAAGACTGATTAATACTGGGTCGAAACCAGCGACTGGGCCTTCTTTAGCGGCTCCAGCAGAGAAACCAGCAGTTGCACCAGATGAACCGGTTACGTTTGTTGGTTGCTCAGAAAGGAATTGTTGTTCCTCTCTCATTGTTTGCTCTTGGTTCTCTAGGAGAACTGCAGTCACCATTCTTCTGTGATTATCTTTGATTGGATCTAATCCATCATAGTCAAGAAGTGGTGCCCACTTTTCTGCAAGAGCTTCCTGATTAATAGGGGCTTGCATTTAAATTTTACCTCTTGGGTTGATTGTTTGAATGTATGATATAAAAATCACTTTTTAGACACTCGGTTCATTGTCTGAAGATATCTTTCCATTGAACTGGAAATATCCTGATAGGTTGGAGTGTTTGTTTCTTCAGATAGATTTTCCGACTTGTCTCTTTGAGCTCCAGCGTTACTTGGGAAATAAGATTCCTTCAATGTAACTAGTTTCTCACGATAGTCTGTTTCACTTTCAAACTCAACATTCTCTACAAGGGTTGCAAGTTTTTCTTTCTGAGTTGCTGCTAATCCTTCGGTTACTTCACCAAAGACAACATCTGCAGAGGACTCGGCTAATCTCCTGTTTAGAGCAATATTCTTCTCGATTTGCTCGTTGAGTTTACCTTCCATTTCATCAAGTTTATCTACCATGCTCTCGATGACATCATATTTTTCTTCAGGTACAGATACATAATGTTCTTCAAAAAGACTCTTCATTCCACTTAAGAATGAATCAGTCATCTCAGTCTTGAGACCGGATTCGACAGCAATTTGATTGTCTGTCATCCATTCGTCTGCAACATACTCTAAGTATGAATCGACTCTTTCTTCAAGTTCTGATTTTATAGATGCAACTTCTTCAATGAGTTGCTCTTCGTATTCAGCATGAACACTCTCTCTAACTTCAGCAAGTTTTGAATTAATTGCTGCTTCAAAGATTGTTCTTGCCTTATTCTGAAACTCTTCAGAAAGTTCTTCGCCTTCAAAGAGTGCCTGTACATCTGCTTCGATGTCAATTTCCTCTTCTTCAACTACTTCCTCTTCTTCAGTTGCTTCCTCTTCGGCAACAACTTCTTGAGTTTCATCGACTTCTGCAGTCTCTTCTTCAGAAACTACATCGTCTTCGGAGATTTCAGGATCTTCAGCGACTACTTCGCCTTCGACATTCTCCTCTTCTTTCATACCCGCTGGCTGTGGATCTGCAGGTTTTGCACCTTTATTGACAATATCCTTAACCTGTTTTAAGGTTGTGCCGGGTGTTTTCAACTTATTCGAGTCATCATCTGGACGAGAATTCTCAGGAGTAGGCCCTCCTAAATCTTCATACGACCCAGTTTGACCGGGTGTTGATATGGACAATCCCTTTTGCTGTGGATCAGCTGGTTTTGCCCCTTTGGTTACTACGTTTTCCATTTCTTGTAAATTTTGACCAACGGACATGTGTGTTTATTAGTAAATAATAAAACTATATTTATTTATAATGTTACAGATTTGCTAAGAAATCTTGGAATAATCCAAGTTTATGCTCCTCTAATTTATTTTGATCAACTAAAGTGTTGATTTTCTTTGCAGTTTTTTCTGCAAGTTGTTCACGAAGAATTCCTCCTTCCCAAACCCATTCTTTTCCTTCCATAATTCCTGATACGAATGCATCAGGTGCTGATGGATCAGCAACAATATCAGCAGCAGTTGCTAACATAAAATCTTCACCAACTACTTTACATCCAGATGCAGAATCTTCTTTAAGTGATCCAACACCACGAGACGAGACTCCGAGGGTTACTCCTTCACCAATTAGATTAGATGCAATCTTACCCATAGGTGTTGAAAGTAGTTGTGCTTTACCTCTAAAATTATTTCCCTCTTGACGAAGTGAAGTTATTTTGTGAGATACACGATCTAAATTAACAGTAGGGCCGTCTGGATGTCCAAGTTCTCCAAGTGCTCTTCCCTTTTGAATAAATTGTTCATTATAACGATTTACCTCTTTTGCAAGAGTGCTTACAGGATATAATCTACCATTACGATTTTTTATATCACCTTGTAAGAAAACACCTTCAATATACAATTTTTTGTTTGCACCTTTGCCTTCAGTTATAAATTTAACCTTTTGGACTTCTTCTGTAATTAGTTTCATTTTTTTAACCAGTAAATCCTACTTTTGCGCCTTTCACAGCAGCGTTGGCAGCAAACACCGCTTGTTCTGGATTTTTCTCCAAGAACTCTACAGTGCCTCTTAGTAATGTAAAGGATCCCACGGTGCTACCATTTGCTGCAGTTGCAAGTGTCACTAAATGATCTGCATTTGTTGCAGTATTAACTAAACGAACAACTGTTGCTCCAGAAAATGTTGATGCTGTTCCAACATTTACTGGTAGTGCTGCCTCTGCTCCCTTTACAAGAGTTCTTTGAGTCATTATTCTTCCTCTTGTGGTTCAGTATCTACCTCAATTTCATCTTCAATTTCATCAAACATTGAATTACCAATCTCAGGTCGAATATCTTCAACTCTTTTGGCAGCCTTTTGATATAATAAATCTTTGAGTTCATCTGAAATCTTTGCAGGTTCAGAATCCGTCGCAATCATGTCAATAATGTTTTCCATATTTAGATTAGGTATATATTTTATTTATATCTGTTACTTTTTGGTATCTAAACATACTCAACCCACCCTGTGAGAATATACTTTGTTTCTAAAGGTGCATTTACTCCTACATGCATGTGTGTCCATCCCGCTGGCCATATGTAAAGATTACCTGAAATTGGTTTTGTTGTAAACTCTTGATGTATGAAATGTGTGCCCCCACCAACCTTAATATCGTTCAAATAAATCATCCATGCAAATATACGATTTCTACAAGTTTTACCAACGTCGCAGTGAATATTTTCATAATAATTATTAGGTTCATATTTTGCTAATTGGCAAGTAGGACTCACATGCCATCTTCCAATATTTGTATCAATTAAAGGAAATTTATTTTTATACTGATATAAAACATTAGACAAAGTATTTTCCAATCCAAAATTATTCGGATTGGGTTTTTGAAAATTAATATCAAGAGTTATCTCTAAATTTTTTAATTTATTTTTTCCTGCTCCTCCGGGTCTAGCAGAACTAATATTAGTTTCAAAATAATCTATAAGAAAGGTGCATGAATCTTTAGAATATGCACCCTCTACCAAATGTATAAATTGCACTTATATCTCTGCAGTTTTAGTATCTTTACTTAACTGTGCATCAGTGACTGCACCTTGTGATTCTAAATCATCATCTAAAGGAACATCTCCTAAATCTCCACCAGTTGGTTCTCCTGTGATTGGATCAACTGCATTAGGATCTGGAAGAATACCATCTTTAATTTCCTGTTCAATTTGTTCATCAATTTCTGCAATTTCTGTATCAGATTGACGAAGAACTTTCTTACGAAGATATTCAGTAGAATAATACTTACCAAGATATGGTTCAACAGTCGCTGCAAGACCTAATCTTTCATTCATCATTTCAGATTCTTTGAGTTCTGCAAACTGATTATCATATAAGAAATCATACTGAATATGATCACTCATTGACTCCCAATCTTCTGGTGTAATGATATTCTTAAGAATTAATTGAGTTCTCAACATATCATTAAACATGTTTCCAAATCTTTTTCTTAATCTTCCAACAAACTTACTAAACTTAAGTTCATCCCTTAATATCTCAGATGATCTTCCTAAGTTAAATCCACCTTCAGATGCGATTCTTGATTCTGGAACTCCGAGTGCACGATATAATTTTTTCTGGAAGTATTCAATATCTGATAATTCACCAAGGTTTTGTCCACCGGGAAGTGTTGTAATCTCAGTGCCACGACCACCTTCTCTTCTTGGCAACCAAAAATCTTCCATCATTGACATGAATTTACGATCATCTCTAACTTCACCAGTTTGAGCATTATAAGTTAACTTGTTACGATAGCGACTCATCACCTCTTTCAAGTATTGTTCCGCTTTTACCTTTGGAAGATTACCAACATCAATATAAAATATTCTTCTTTCTGGTGCTCTTGATAATCTATAAATTACAAGACTATCTTCAATCATTCTTAATTGATTTAATGCTTTGATCGCCTTATGCATATAAGACAAACAAGTTCCCTTATTACGATCAAATAAACCAGACGTTACATATGTGATTGAATCTTTTGCAATCTTGATGTTTTTTTCACGACCTGATGAAACAGGTGACATAACACCTATTGGATAATTTGGTTTTGGTGTGTAAATATAATATTCTTCAATATCAGGATACGCACTCTTTGTTACATCTTTAATATTACTATAATCAATTATACCATTACCATTCTTACCATTTCCATTTTTCTTTTCTTGCCTGACGAACTTCATCTTCATCGGGTCAATATATCTTAATTCTTGTATTCCATCTTGAGGTCTTTTGACATCAATAACTTTCATGTAGTAAAGTCTTCCGTCAATATACCAGTTTCTGAATATCTCATGAGACTTTTTATCAAAGTCCATGATTTCCTTTAAATGTCTGAATTCTGATCTAATCTTATCTTTTAAACCGTCACTTGCATTTACATTTGATAATTCAATTTCGATAGGCGAATCATATAAATCACTTACAATCGCTTCATTAACTACATCTTCAATAGCATTGTCACATTCTGGGTGCAAAGCCATCTCACGATATCTTCTTATCAGATCGTACTCTGTTTTATATACTCCTTCTATATCAACATACTGACCATAAAAACCAGAATTTATAAAATAGTCAACCCCGTCCTCATTATTCTGAGGAACGGGGGCGACTACTGAATCAGGTTTTTTATCTGAATCATCAATAGAGAAACCAAAAAGTTTAGGCATTGTATAACGTCTTTATATTCTATTATACACTATTTATCAAATAAATCAACGTCTAGTTGATTGCCTCTCCACCGGCATTAGCTCCGGTGCCCTTGATTGCTTCCCACCACTGGACTTGGAATTCAACGGTAAACTCTTCAACACTATCAACCGTTTCGTAACTTAGGTCAATTGCACTGATGTTCGTTGGGAATACATCATGGAACTTATAGGTTCTAAGTGTAGATCCATCACGATCTAATTGATGAACATAAGCATCTGGTTGATACTCTGCAGGATCTTGTGATCCAGTTGCATCTTCCATGCTATTAATGAAGTCCATCCATTTTTCCATTGCGGAACGAATGGCGAAGTCAACATCATTAATAACTGTTACTGTCCATGTATCGAAGGTTCTGTCTCCAGCGATCTTAAGAATCCTACCTCTGAAGTTAACTTCAATCGGTGTGATGTTAGATGCTGGTAACTGAGCAGCTTTTACCAAGAACCTTGATTTTTCTTTTACGTCATTCTCGATAGCGATTGGATCAGGAAAGACGAGTTCCACCTCGAACAGATTCGGTCTTGCACCGCCACCGGCCATCTTGCTCTTGAAGTCGGTGATCGTTCTGAGTGGTGGTCTGTTAAATTGGGTTGCCATTTTCTTTAATTACCTCTTGTTAAACAGTTCCAATAACTTCATCGAACGAGATGCCAGTTCTTGTGGCAACGAAGGTAAGACCAATAAAGTTGATTGATCTTGCAGGTTTAATGAAGATGTCTGCGACAAACTCATTACTATCTATGATGGCAGCAGTGTTATTTGTTTCATCACAAACAACTCTGAAATCAAAGATACCTCGTTTGGACTGAACATCACGAAGGAATGGTTCAACAATATTCACAAAGTTAGTTCTTGTGATTTCGTCGTTGAACTCAAAGAGTTGATCTCTAGCAGCTGCTGAGATTGCCTCCTCAAGGAATATGAACAATCTGCGAACGTTAATACGATCAAATGCAGATGCTTTTCCAAATCCAGTTTTATCACCAAATAGAACAATACCTGCTCCGGGTGAGAATATTACTGGGTTAATTCTATTCGAGTAAAGCACATCTCTCTGAGTTTGATTCGGAGTATATGCAAGTTTTACTGCGTTTAGAATTCCACCTCTTGCGGTTCCAGCGGGTGAGAACCAAGGGAAGTTGTTGATGTCATTTCTGGCACATGTTCCAGCAATGTCACCATTAAGTGGTACATACCTGAATGTGTCAGAGAATCTATCAAACATATACTTGTATCCACTATCGAATACAGCATATGAAGATGATGTAATCGGAGCATAGAATCCAACCACATTATCTGTGATGTCTGCACCAGAATTAATAGTTCCTGTTCCGACCGCAGAATCATTTAAAAATGATCCTCTGTTTGGTGAGATGAACGCGACTACATCCTTTCTTAATTCAGCGATTGAAATGAGTTTATTTGCAATTGCTTGTGCCTCATGTTGTGGATAATTTGCAGAACCCATAAGTAAGAAGTCTATGTCAAACTCTTCCTTATTCTCAAATAAATCATAACCAGCAGTAATACCACCTACACTAGCGAGCATTGCACCAGCAGTTTGAATTCCTGTCTGACCGTTGTAGTTCTTACCACCTGTAAGAGTGATTGTTAAAACACCAGATCCGGCATAAGTGATTCCTTGTGCATCCTGATCCCATGCGTTATCAGTTTCTTTTGTAAATCCACCAAATTCAAATGATGTTGTGGTAATTCCAGAAGAAGCAGCAGTTGGGCCACCCATTCCAAAAATATTTGTTGAATTATTGTAAAGATATTTTCTCCAGTATGAAGGAGATCCAGCAGAAAACTCAGCGTCTTTTGCTTTTGAAAGAGCTAGGTGCTTCTCAAGAACTGTTCCTGCATTTCCTGTTACTTCACCTTTGTCGTCAATCACAACTACATGAACTTCGTCATGTCTTGAACTTCTTGCAGCAGCATATGCTGAAGTTCCGGGTCTCTCTGCAAGTGTGTTCCACTTTATAGTAGAATTACTTAATGTAATTTCTTGCTGATCAAACCAGTCTAATTTTGATGAAACAGTTGTTGTGCTACCACCACCTGTGTTTGCTGTCATTCCAAGACTGATTACTCCAGTTTGAAATTCGTATACACCACCGGGTTGATAATTTTTAAATGTCTCGATACCAGCAGCAGAAACATGGGATACAAATTTAACACCAGCGACAGTATTAGCACCAGATCCACTAACTTCAGTGATGATACCTTTAAAGTATCCATCTAGTAATGTAGTTGATCCTACACCGGGTAAAACTGTTCCTGCTGGAACTGCTTGAGTAACACCGGTTCCAACTATTGTTGATGCACCAAGAGTAAGTTGTTGGTCTGCTTTTCCATCAATAATTGCTACCTTAATACCATTTGCCCAAGAACCGGGGTTTCTTGCTGCGACAACTGTATTAGATAGATGGTTAAGATCATAACCTTTATTATTATAATCTTGTGAACTTAGTATTTTGATTTCGGGTGAACCGTCATCAGTTGCGTTTTGAAGGTCGTCATCATCCGATCTAACAACACTTAAGATACCACCATATGAAAGATATGATGAAGCAGTTAACCAATATTCATAGTGCTTATCTATGTCAAGTGGCTCACCGAAGTTATCAATTAAGTCTTGTTCGTTCTCAATTGTAGTAGGCTCATTAACTGGGCCTTTTTGAAATGGCCCAACTATAGCACCAGCCTTGGTAGTAGCAGTATCTACTCTACCAATAGTCAGGTCGACTTCTCTTACAACGAGTCCGGGAGATGCTAAATTTAAAGGCATCTTTTTTTCTCCGTAATGTCCAGAATTAATCTGAAATTATTTATTGAAAAGGGTATTTTCAGCGGGGAAACCCTGCGTGAACTACCAATCTGGATACTCCCACTTGTTGCTTATCTTCTTCTTTGATTTTTTTACTCTTATCTTTGTACAGTCTTTACACTCATATGAATATGAAGATAGAGTGCTTCGATTTTTTCTTGTTACATAAAAATCGTCCATGAGAGTCTTTACAACTCCACAGACGCGACATTTCCTTTCTGTAAATAATAAGTGCTCTAATTCTATTTGATCATCTAAGTCCATTTTGTTTTAACTCTTCCAAATATTCAATCCACCAATCTGGATCAGTTTTCATTTTCCAATTTGGAACTTCCATACCTCTCTCTGAATACCACTCAAATAAAATACTATCAATCTTTTGTGATATTCCAATACTCATCTTCCTCCTCGTCAACGTCTGCATACGCATCTGCCAAATACGGGCCGTGTGGTTTGAGAGATTCTTTTTTAACATACGTAGATTCAACATTTGTCGCGGATAACCATACTGCAAGTTTTATAACTATGTAGATAATCGCCAATGGTAAAAAGCAAGCAATAAGAATAGCAGATTTCATAATACCTGTATCACTCCTACTATTTCTGGAAAAGTTTGTGTAAGGTGTCTTTCGATTCCCATTCTAAGAGTTTGAGCACTCATCGCACAAGACTCACATGCACCACTTAACCTTACTTTTGCAATCGCTGCCTCCTCACCTTGTTTTACCCCATAGTACATCCTGATGTCTTCATCTAAATCGACATCAAGATCAATTAATTCTAAGTAACCACCATCTGATTCAATGTATGGTCTGATTTCATTTAGAGAGTCATTTACCTCTTTTAGTGTAGGCATCACTAAAATTATACTTCTTTAGTAATTTATAATCTAAATGAATTCCTTTATGTTTGAGAAGTATGGCCTTTGCCATAGTCATCTCTGTACTATAAAAGACGATGGGTTCATTTAATCCTGAATCACCACTCATAAATCCTCCTGTAAACTACTTTAATATCTCCCCTCTACTGCCAAATATATCACATAACCTAATTATTTACAAGTTTAATGTTTGCTTTAGATTTATTTTTGTAACAATTTAATAGTAATCCCACATGTAAGATCGATCTCCATACTCATCAACTTTCCATAAATCACCTGCTGAATCTACAAAACTTGTCTCTTCCAATCCATCTTGAATAAATCCAAATGGTGCCATATCTTGTTCAATTTGGTTTCTTTGTTCTTCGTATAATCGTTTCCTAATGTCATTATCAGTCATCTCCTTGAAGTAATCTTGTGCGACTAACCATGCAAATAAAACTAAACACATTGCTAAATCATCGTTACATCCCTCTTCTGCTTCAAATGAATTGTGTTTTTGTGAAAATGTTGTTAATTCTGATATAATCTCATAATCCTTTACAAGTATTTTATCATCTTCAAGTAAAGTTTTAAGGTTTGAACATCCAAGTTTTTTTACTGCAGCAGTGGTTCTTACTCCCAATTGTGTTTTCTTACCTGAAAAACCAGTGCCAACAACTTGTCCGGCACGACCTCTCATAGATGCCATAAGAAGATTATCATACTCTAAATCATAATGTATGATACTTGCGACCTGATCACCGATATCATTTACCTCTACCAATATGAAAGCACCATTATAACCTTTTGCCACATCATGAATGATGCTTGGAAATAACATTGGTTTTATTTCATTATTTTTGTATTTTGCAACAATATTATATGGAAAGTTAGTTATATCAAAAACTATGAACGCAGAATAATCATTACCCATACCACGGGCAACATCAACTGTAATTAAATATTGATGATTTTTTATAGGATTTTCATGTATATCCAATCCTGCATTTCGATTAATTGGATTCTCATATACAAGATTTTTTAACTTCGCTGGATTTATAAGTGTATTAACTGATCCTAAGAACTCACATTCAAATTCAACTTTGAATTGTTGCTCTGATGTATTTGCAATTGTCTGTTCTTTCCATGCCTCATCTCTTCCCGGAACTTCAGACCAATGAACTTCAGTTGGCACATATTCATTCTTACCTCTTTCTGCATCATGCCACATTCGGTAAAAATGATTCATACCTCGTGGTGTTGAAACAATTATAACTTTCGTACTTTGACCGGAGGATATAGTGGGATATACAGACGCAAAGAAATCATCTGCAATATGATTCGGTATGAATGCAAATTCGTCTAAAAATATTACGTTATATGATCCACCACGAACAGCAGATGATGATGTAGAGTTGGCAGATATTTTTGATCCATTTTCTAATTCTAATGATCCCTTATTCCATGCAATAATTCCCTGTTGCATCCACTTAGGTAAATTTTCATATGCTAATTGTAATCTTCCTAATAAATCTCTGGCAGTAGAGGCCTTGTTCGCGAGTATAGCAATATTAACGTTATCATTAAAAACTGCGTAGTGAAGCAAATAAGATACAACTGTAGTGGATTTACCTGTTTGCCGAGGCATCTTACAGATGTTAAAACGACTTTCGTGGAAGTTTCTGACGAGTTTTTCTTGGAAGTCATACATTTTAAAAGGCACTAGACCTTTATCAAGTGATACTATTTGTATATATTTTCTTGCAAAGTAGACAGGATCTTCCTTACACTTAACAAACTCAAGAATATTTTCTTGAGAAAATTGTATGGGTGTATTTGCTTTTTTTAGATTCGGATTTCCAAGGTAAACATTATCAGACATAATTCAATCAGCAATTCCAACGTCTTCGTGCTTGTCTTAATCGACTATTCGGATCTTTTGCTGCCTTTGGAAACTTCTTCATTTGTCCTGCACTTCTTGCACAGTAACTTTTTCTCCTATTAGATGCCTTTGATCCTTTCTTTAATTTAGAAGGTTTTGTGGTTACAGCAGTTTTTAATTTTGATCCGGGGTTTCTGCGACGATATGCTTCAACACCTTTCTGTGTCATACCAGCACCACTTTTTGTAGGTCTCTTGTGTCCTGACTTGACACTCATACCCTTCATATCGTCTTCAGATAACTTTTTTACTTCATCCTTACCCTCATAACCTATTTCAGATCTCCAGTCGGATACAGATTCACCAATCTTTTTCTTCACACAGTTTGGGTATCTCTTACCAAACATTGTTTTCATACCCTTCTTCTCATAACCCTTCCAACATTTTTCATCAAGATTCTCCTCTGATATACCTGCCTTTCTGAGTCTACTTGCCTGACTCTTATGCATTTCAACTGCTTTATCTAATTCTTTAGCAATCTTTTTCACATTTTTTGGAGTCTCTTTTGCTTCACTTGTCACTCCCGCCTTTCCTCTCTCTTTTTCAGCGATACTTTTTATCACCATCTTTAACTTATTCTTGATTGAGTAGGGATTTTCTTTTTTCTTTTTACCAAACGCTGCCATTTGACCTTTGGGTTTACCATCTCCCTTATAAAGACCGTATGCCATACCCTCTGCATTAACATCTTCACTTATTTGCTCAGTTCCTTTCCAAACACCATCATCATTTGTTATTGGTTTCATATTTGCAGGGCCAACAATATCAACAACACCTGCGATTGTCTGACCATCAGAATTTTGAATATCAATGGCATTCTCTTTCATATGAGGTGCTGCTTTATAAAGTGGTTTACCTGTAAGTTTATTCTTCTTACCTGCTTTATAACCTTGATATGCTGGTGTGTTACCTTTTTTATCTGCGTTTGTTACTTCATATGCCTCTGATTTATTACCCCAGTTTGCAGCACCCACCTTACGACACTTGACTAATGCACCTGATGCATATGCACTTGGCCATACAGAGTATCTTGACTTGACCTTATGATAACAAGCATCTTTTTTACCACTACCTTTACCCTTCTTATCCTTTACTTCGTTGATAATATCATATATTGTACCTGTTTCTGAACGATATTTTTCTTTTGGATTCTCTACGATATATTCTACAACTAACTCATCACCTACCTCAATATTATTTTCAGCAAACCAACCACGATTTACTTCGATTGCTAACTCAATAGCACCTTCTGAATAAACAGGATTACTATCTTTTGGTTCTAACTGTTTTATACTCTCAATGATTCCATCCTCTCTTACAAACGCGATGTCAAGAGGAATTGTTGTTTCAGTCATATGAAATGACTGTTGTGCAACATGATCAAAGACAAATAGCATACCACCATTTGTTTCCAGACTTTCACGAAACATTAATCCTTTTATGAAGTCACTTTGTGTTTTAGGAACTTCAAGTCTTAAGTCAAGTGTTGTGAATTCTTCTTTGTTCATAACATATGATTTGTATGTTGGACTTTTCTTTTCAACAGGTAAACCTGCTCTTCGTTTTGCCTTGTTTCCTGATCCTCTATCAGTTTCACTAGGAATATTTTTCACTGCTGCTTGTGCAGTAGGAGGGTGTATTGATTGTAAACGAGCTTTTCTTGAAACTCCTTTACCTCCATATGATTCTTTCATTTTTTTCTTTGGATCAGTTGAAACCATTGTTGGTGCTGCTGCACCTGATTTCTGTGGTTGATTAGGGTCTTTTGCTAATTTTCTTCTTCTTGCACTATCTCTTTCCTTCTTACTCATAGATGCTCTCTTTGATGATGAGGTGCATTTAGGAGTTGTTGTTTGACCGGGTTGACGGGCACATGGTT